CCGAGAGACTGCTACGGTGGCGAGTGCGCCGAGTGCGGCGGATGGTTCCGCGATGAGGACGACCTGAACGACGCCAGGCTCTGCGAGTGCTGCGAACGCGACGCTGAGGCCGAGGAGGAGGCCCGCAGGGCCGAAGAGGAAGCCGACAGGGCCGAGGAACGCAGACACGCGGCGCAGGAAGCCGCCGCCGACCTGCTGCCTGACGATTGGTTCGGCATCGCCACCGACATCACGGGGGCGGGTCGATGAACCTCAAACCGCACCCCGTCTACGGCTTGCCGCACGCGATCGCGACCGACTACGACGGATCCTCCGCGTTCGAGCGGTGCATGACGTCCGCCACCGTGGCCATAGGCCAGCTCGAACGGCTGGACCTGGCCAGCCTCGACCGCGACCAACGCGCCCGCCTCACCGCCGCCGCCGCGCGGCTCCAAGCCGCCATCTGGGAGATGAACCAATGAGCGGCCCATACTACGCCCAGTCGGCCAGCGACAAGACCGACGACTACCCGCGCTGGATGGTGTGCCGCGACGGCCTGAACGTCGGCTGGCGCGACAAGTTCGGCCCCAAGTTCGCCAGCCGCGCCGTGTGCGAGGCCGAGGCTAAACGATTGAATGAGGAAACAGAACAATGAACGACCGCCACGAACACGTTTGCCACCGCATGAGAGCCGCCCAGGCCACCAGCCAGTCCGACCGTGGGTTTGACTTCCGCCCCTCCGATGAGCCGCCGCTGTGGTTTCGCGCCGTGGCCGAGGTGCTGCGCCCGCGCAGCATCATCATCCTGCTGGCCCTCGCTGGCGTCATCAGCCTGTGGTGGCTGTGATGAGCGAGAAACTGTTGCCTTGTCCGTTCTGTGGGGGCGAAAGTGACCTTTGGCACAACCCGCCGTGGAGTTTTGGCGTGATCTGTGATGCTTGCGGCTGCGAAATTACTAGCCCGGACAACACTCGCGCGGGAGCCATCGCCGCATGGAACCGCCGCACCCCTGCCCCAGAGGGGGAGGCTTCGCTTTGGGGCTGCGCTGACGGGAACGGAATAGACCCATGGCTGGTCTTCCGGGACAGGCCCACCGCCGAACAGGTCGCCGCTGATATGAATATGGTGGTCCGGCCCCTCTACGCATCCCCTGTCGTTCCGGTAGGGAGCGATGACACCCTTCCGCCTATCTCTCTGGACGGGCCTCACAAGATCGGAGAGCACCGGCAATGGTTGGCGCGACAGCTTCTCGACAGCCGCCAAGATGACGCCGAAGCCTACAGCACGGTCATCTATTCGCCCGCCATGACCGACATCTGGCGCGATGACGTCGTTCCGGTAGGGGTGAGCAGGGAGGAACAACGCCCGCTCGCCGAAACGATTTACCGACAGGTCGAGCCGCTGTTGGCAGAATGTTCGGAGCCGAACCCGGAGGATTACATTGACGCCATCCTCGCAGCCCTTCGCCCTACCCCTACCGATACAGGGAGGGAGTGATGACCACCCTATCAAACGAAACTGAAGCCCGTCTGCGGGCCGAGGTTGAGAGAAACACCGCGCCGTTCCGCGCCCCTGACATAGCCGGTCTGTGCAAGAAGCTGCGGTTCTCCGAAACGTGTATTTCCGCCCTTGCGGCAGAAGTCGATCGTCTGACCGACACCATTGAACGCCAAGCCGCTGAGATAGAGAGACTGCGGGATGCTTTGTGGCCGTTCGCTAATGCCAAACCGACTGGTGCAAACGGCTTTGTGAACATCTGCGCGCTTAATGTCGATGTGATCGCAGCCCGAGCCGCCCTTACAGGAGAAGACACATGATGCGTCTCGCCAGGAACTTCCTGCTCGCCAGCGCAGCCGTCGCCTTGCCCATCATAGGGCTTGTGAACCTGCTGATCCCACGCTAATCTACAGCCTCGCCTCGCGCGAGCCTTCTGTGATTGGTTGGCCTTAGGCCCGCGCTGTTCCCTCGGCGCGGGCCTATTTCTTGACCAGCACCAGCCCCTCGCGCGCCTCCGGCTCGACCAGACGGCGCAGGTCGCTTTTCGACAGGCCCTTCCCGACGCCAGGGGCGACAAAGATCTGCTTCTTGGTCGGGTAGTCAGCGGATCCGAGCCGCCCCATGTCCTTCCAGCCCGCCTCCTTGAGGGCATGCAGCAGCGCAGGCTGCGGCACCTTCACCCCGTCCGTCCGCGTTAAGGTAAGACGCTCGCACAGCGCCTGGAACGGCGAGGCGATCGCACCGTGGGCGAACTCGCCAACCCGCTCGCGCATCATCTGCACCAGATAGCTTTCGGCGATCGACATACCGTGCTCGACCAGATTGTCCTTGAAGTCGGTCAGCGGCGGCGCGGCACCGGCGTTAAACGCCCGCACGTCGCGCACCGACAGCCACGCAGCGCACGCCTCGAACCCGCCGTCCTTGAACCATGCCCACAGCGCCTGCCCCTCCGCCGGCGTCATGCGAGGTGCGTGCGACCAAACGCAGCACCAGCGCCGGTCCTGCGACGGCAGCGCCAGCGGCACCGGGTCGTTGGAGAAGGCCAGGACGAACATCCGGTTGGCCACCTCATAGGGGTGCTTGTTCTTGAGGTTGACCGGCAGGGTCTCTGGCGGCGCAGCGATGATCGGCTTGAGCTTGTTGGCCAGCGCCCGGCGCGTCGAGGCGTCCGGCTCACGCAGCTCGTTGATGAGCATGATCTCGCTCTCAAGATGGTAGCCGAACTGCGACTTGAGGCTCTCGTTGTCGACCAGCCCACGGTTGCGCATGTGCGGCCCGCACACCGACCAGATGAACGGTGCCCACATGCTGTCCTTGCCGCAGCCCTCGTCGCCGCCGTGCAGCACGGCGTGATTGATCTTGACCGCCGGGTTCTGGAGCTTGTAGGCCATCACGTCCCACAGGTGCTCCAGCAGCGCCTCGTCGGGCACCAGCAGGCGGCAATGCTCCAGCCACCGGGACGGGTCACCACCGGGCACGATCGCGGGCCTGGCGTCACGCCAGCGGTTCGCTAGCGGGTCGCCGCCGTGCGCCACCAGCACGCCCTCGCCGGCGGCGTAGGTGACGCCCGCGACCGACGCCGCGCCCATCGCCTGACGGTTCTCATCGAAGCAGACCGACGCCTCGACCCTGCGCCCGCTGTGGATGCTCTCGCACTTGATGTGCCGGAACAGCGCGTTGAAGGACGCGCGGCTGATCTCGCGGCGGTCCTCCAGATCGAAGAAGCAGTCCTCGATCTGGACGTAGGCGAACCGCTTATACCATTCCCGCTTCTCGACCCGACCCAGTTCCTTACGGGTGACCTCGGCGATGACGTCATCTGCGTCCTCGGCGAAGAACGTCTGCGGCGTCAGCGCCGCCTGCACACGCTGCATCTGCTCGGCCAGCAGGTCGTCACGCAGGCCGGGGGCGGTGTTCGGCCCGCCGTTCTGGTGGACCCAGTCGAGGAACACCTGCGACGTCAGCGTCTCACAGTGGCCGTGATGGCAGCAGAACATCCTGTCGAGCGGACGGTAGCCAGCCTCGACGGTGCCGTCGGAGTGCTTGTCTTTGTTCGGGCAGACGATCGGCAGCCAGCCCGAGTGGTTGACGCGACCGAGAACCATGCCTTGATCCGACAGCCACTTCAAGACGACGTCGTCGCCCGTGTCGGCCAGCCGCAGCGAGTCATGGGTGGCGGTGTCGGCCTCGTCGGGCACGACGTCGAGGGCGGTGCAGATCTGGTCCAGGGTGAACTCACGTTCCGGGTGGAACTCGACCAGCCGGGCAGCGAACGCCTCGCGACCGGGTTTGAGGTTGACCGAGCCGGGGATACGGAAGTTGCGCACCGCGTTGGTCGCGCCGGGGTCGGTGTAACCTGCCTTGGCGATCGCCTTGATCGCGGCGACGAACGCGGCCTTGGGTGGCTGATCGGCGAAGGCGTAACCCCACTGAAACGAGCCGGGCGACGTCTCCATGATCCACGTCGGCTCCAACGGCGGGCGCTTGGACTTGGTGCCGATGTCGTCAAGCATCATGCACAGGATGAACTCACAGTTGGCCTGCGCGGCGCTGACGCCGGACGTCATGCGGTCGAGGATGAACGAGCCGGTGTTGAGATAGGCTGCGGTGCCCGGTTTCACGCCCTCTGACGGCAGGAACGAGGGCCA